GTTTAATTTTACAACTTTAAATAATTTAATTAAATAATGAGTTTAAAAAAGTGCATTTATTGTGGTTTTTTTCTATCGGGTAAGCAAAAAAAATTCTGCTCTCCTGAGTGTGGCTGGATAGAAAATAATAAAAGAATGAACCAAAAAAAGCTAAATAGAATAACGAAAGAGGCAAAATGGGAAATGATAAAAAATAATAGCTCAAATAGGGCTGTAACACAAATACAAAAACTAATGAAAGATGGAAGATTATAGTAAATTTTTGGAGGGTAAAAGGCATACCATAGGAAATTTTGGTTTTGATGCCAACTACATACCCGACATGGCTTTTGATTTTCAGAAGCACATAATAGAAAAGGCGGTAAAAAAAGGACGTATAGCAGTATTCGCCGATACTGGACTGGGTAAAACATTGATTCAAATATCAATAGCGCAAAATGTAGTAAATCACACCAACAAAAAGGTGCTAATACTTACCCCTTTGGCGGTTGCTTTTCAATTTATTATTGAGGCTGAAAAGATGGGTATTGATGACATTGAATACTCTAAGGACGGTAAACACACTAAAAAAATAGTTATTTGTAATTATGAGCGGTTACACTATTTCGATTCTAAAGACTTTGAATGTGTTATTCTGGATGAAAGTTCTATTTTAAAGAACTTTGAGGGTAAGATTAAAAAAGAGGTAACAACTTTTGTTAAGAAAATAAAGTATAGGTTTTTATCTACTGCAACACCTTCGCCTAATGACTTTATAGAATTAGGTACAAGTTCCGAGGCTTTGGGCTACATGGGTTACATGGACATGTTAAGTAAGTTCTTTAAAAATAATCAAGGAAGTATAGCTAAACAGACTAAGAATATAGGCGAAAAATACTATTTAAAGCCACACGCGGAGACAGATTTTTTTGCATGGGTTAATCAGTGGGCTATTATGGTTAAGATGCCTAGTGACTTAGGGTTTTCTAATGATAGGTACATATTACCCGAATTAATTGTTAATAAACACAAAATAACAAATAAATCTAGGGTAGAGCATGATGGTCAGGTAGGTATGTTCAATATAGAGGCTAAGACTTTTCAGGAAATAAGGCACGAACAAAAACATACCATAACAGAAAGATGTGAGAAAGCTGTTGATTTAGCCAGTGATAAGACTTCTGTGTATTGGTGTAATCTTAACGAAGAGAGCGCACTAATTAAAAGTTTGGATATAGAAGCTGTTGAGATACTTGGTTCAATGTCAATAGAGAAAAAAGAATCTATATTAATGGATTTCTCTAAGGGTAATATCAAGAGAATAATTACCAAGGCTAAAATGACTGGTCAAGGTCTTAACTGGCAGCATTGTAATCACTCTGTATTTTTCCCTACTTATAGTTATGAACAATATTATCAAGCTATAAGAAGGTTTTGGAGATTCGGACAAACAAAAGATGTAACTATTGACATGGTAATATCTGATGGTCAAGGTAGAGTTATAAAGGCTTTAGAGCAAAAAACACAAAAGGCAATAGAGTTATATGAAAACCTAACGAAAAACGTAAACCAAACATTTACCGAAAACAAAAAACAATTTAATCAACAAATAATAACCCCTAAATTTTTATAAAATGGATAAAGTGAAAGATCAAGTACACGAAGAAAATTACAGTCTATATAATTCAGATTGTATGTACGTGTTACAAACTATGGAAGATAAAAGTATTGATTTGTCGGTGTATTCTCCACCGTTTGCGGGATTGTACAATTACAGTTCTAGTGAGAATGATTTCTCTAATTGTGAAACAAAAGAGCAGTTTTTGGAGCAGTATGATTTTCTCGTAAAGCAAATAGCCAGAGTTACAAAAGATGGTCGTATTACAGCTGTTCACTGTACAGATGTTTTTGATAACACTTGCCGACTTTGGGATTTTCCACACGAGATAATTAAAATACATGAAAAATACGGATTCGAATATCGAAATAGGATAACTATTTGGAAAGAGCCTTTAAAGGTTAGAATGCGTACTATGGTGCAATCTTTAATGCACAAATTTATAGTAGAAGATTCTACAAAGTGTTTTACTGCTATGCCTGACTACGTGTTAGTTTTTACTAAAAAGGGAGAAAACCAAGTACCAGTAACACACCCATACGGCATTAATAATTATGCGGGAGAAATACCGATTTTACCAAATATATTAAGGGCTTATAATAATGCTAACAACACAGATTTTAATACGGATGAGCTTTGGAAGCATTTAAACGCAAAAAACGAAAGCGATAAAATAACAAAATTGAATCATTACATTTGGCAGCGATACGCCTCTTCTGTTTGGGATGACATAAGAATAGATAACGTACTGCCATTTAAAGACTCAAGAGAGGACGACGACGAAAAGCACGTACACCCTTTGCAATTAGATGTAATTGATCGACTTGTTGAATTATACTCTAATAAGGGCGAAGTAGTATTGACGCCTTTTATGGGTGTAGGCTCTGAGGTTTACTCCCCTGTTAGTTTAGGTCGTAAAGCTATTGGGATAGAATTAAAAGATTCTTATTTCAAACAGGCAAAACTAAACCTCAAAGAGGCTAATAATAGATTTCAGAATGAAGTTAAACAGGTTGAAATGTTTTAATTATGACAGAGCAAGAAACTATAAGAGAGTGGAATATCCTAATAGGGTTATTCCGCTCAACTGTTGAACAGACAAACATGCTAACAGGTGAAACAAAAAGAGAGGCTAAAATGATATTTAACAGATGGACAAAAGAAGGATATAAACTTGTAAATCTGATTGAAAAAGAAAGCTACGATTTAGACTTGGAAGAGGTAACAGAAATAATAGAAAATTCCGTACATGAATTAAGAACTAAAACGCTAAAATTAATCGAATGAAAAAGCTAATAAACGACAATTACGACAGCATAGTAAAGAGGGGTTTAATTACCCCTCAAACTAACGCGTTTGATTTTGTTGAAAAGATCAAAGAAGAAACGGAAGAGCTTGAAAGGGAATTAATAATACTTAAAAATGTTCCTATGGCACGGCAAGAAAATTTTGACAAAATAAATGAAGAGTTATCCGATGTTATATTAACCTGCCTAAATATGGCTAAACATTTTGATATTGACATAGAAAAAGAGATGTTAGGTAAAATTAATGTGAATTTTAACAGGGCTAAAAATGGCAAATAAATACAAAAATGGAGATATAGTAATAGATACTGTATACAGACAATTATTCATTTATAATGAAAAAGTGGATGGATGGATGGCAAAAAATAAGCCTGAACAATTAAAATTTGCTAATAAAGAACAAAGAGAAAAGTTAATTAAAAAGGGAACTACATTTATTTATTATTAAAATGGGAAAAGAAAATTTAAAAACAGTCAAAAACTACGCGAACAGCGTTATATTAGATAGCACTGGGAATAACCCCACGGTGCAATACATTTACAAATTAATAGATTCTGGGGCAGTTACTAGTAAAGAAATTGATGGAGTTAAGTTTATTGACTATTCTCTAGATGTTAAGGGAATAAGTAAAATAGATAATTAAAACAAAATCACTAAATAATTTGGATTATTGATTGATTAGTCAGTAATTAGCAAAACAGAATTCGGAAAATTCAAAAGCATGAGAAAATTTAAAAACTTTATTAATACGCTTTAAGCCTGCGAGGTGGCACTCATGCGCCAATCCGAAACCTCAAGGGCTTTTAGTGTCTAAACGTTAGATTATGTCCTGTAAAACGTACTACCATCAAGAATGCGCTTGCCTTTTTACTCAAGATGTGATGAGCGATAGATGTTTAAAGAGATTTTATCGTGTAAGAGATGTAAAGAATGACAATTTTAAGAGAATTGCAATTTGTAATGAGTATGTTAGGTTAAGGGTGAATAATTTAATCGCTGCTGATGAGTATCGGTGTGAAAATTATTTGGCTAGAGAGGCAGTAGAACAAATATTGTCTGAGCATGTCGAAATAAAAAAAAGAAACACACTTATATTTGGTTACCAAAATAACGATCTCCTTGAATCAGATGTAAGTATCTGTGTATGTGATAGACCGTATATCACATCTTATTACAATGTAAGAGAAGCTGCGAAAATGGCTATAAACGGAAACAGAATAATAACTCAACCTCTCATGGATTACATTAGTAACTACCTTGAGAGAATGCAGTATAAAAAATACAAAACGAGATATAAGTTAATTAACTCTTTAATGAAGAAAATAGAAAGAGAGTATGATGACCAAACGCGTTCGTTAATGATAAATGAAATGTTTATCGAATTATGGAAGATGGATATAAATAACAAAAAGCAAGCAATTAATAAAAACTAAACTTTAAATTTATGAAACCAGTTAACACTAAAAGTATGTTTTCCGTATTATGTGATTATATGGAAAAACTAGATAGAGACGAAATCGATGTTGCCAAAGCTTCTGCAATGAGTAAATTGATGGGGCAAGCTAATAACCTTCTTAATTATGAATTAAAAAGGGCTGCACTTATGACAAATGCAAGTTTCAAGGAAGAGCACAGGCATCTTGAGGTTAAAAATTTTGACTCATTACCTCAATAAATTCTACTTTAGTTTGGAATATTAAACAATAATTGCAATATTGCAGGAACAAATCTAAAATACCCTACATAATGAAAATTTTATACATAAGAACCTATTCTCGGAATGCCTGTAGGGGGCTACTGGGAGTAGGTTTTTTGTTTTAATTCGATATAAGAATGGCTAAAGACAAAAAATCATTTCTTTTTTATGTCGATTGGGGCGAAACATTTGACGAACTTTCAAACGAAGACGCAGGTAAATTAATAAAGCATCTTTGTGATTACGTGAGAGATAAAAGCCCCGAAACTGACAGCGTTTTAATAAAGGCTGTATTCGCCAATATGAAAAGCACTTTGAAAAGAGATTTAGATAAGTGGAGGACTAAGTCTCTGAAAAACAGCGAGAACGCCAAAAAGCGATGGCATGCGAACGCATACGAACGCAAAAAAACGGATGCGAATCATGCCGATAGAGATAAAGTAATAGTTAATGATACAGATACAGTTAATGATAATGGTAATGGTAAAGAAACAGACATTAAAAAAGTGTACTCTTCCGAGGTACACGATTGTTTTGAAAAGTGTTTAAATGAATTTGATGATCATTTAAGGCCATCTAAGGAGGCTGCAAAAAATAATTGGATGGATACGATCGACAAATTGAATCGGATTGATAATATACCTTTTGAAATGATTCACCAGATCACTAAACACATTCGAAAAGATGATTTTTGGAGTAAAAACTTCTTATCATTAACTAAGCTAAGAAAAACTAACGGCGACGGAGTGAAGTATGTAGTCGTTTTTTATGAAAAATTAAAATCAAATAACAATGGGAAAAACAAATCTACCAGCTCTGAGGACATGCGAGATTATATTGCAAAAAAACGCGCTGAATCTGGCAAAGCACACAGCTAAATTGACAGTAAAAACAGCACTACAAGGCGAGCAATTAAGTAAACTAAGCCGAGAAAACGAGGACATGACTATTGATGTTATTTGTGAGGTTCTTAGGAGTTTGAATGATTCAATTAATATAGGGAATAAGATGGTAGTAGAGCAAATTTACGAATGCGCTGTGTCGATAATGGCTGAATACTGGCATTTTAAAATTGATGAAATATTGAATTGTTTCAAGATGGTTAAAAATGGACAGCTAGGAAAGGTTTATGGTTTAGATCAACCGAGCGTAATGGGTTTCCTTCACCAATACGATACAGAGATTAAGGCAAAGTATTTCGAAGACAATAAAACAATCCATCAAAATAGATCAGTAGACGAATCTAGTGATCCTAAACACATTTCATTGTCGGTAGATGACATTAAGAAGCTGAATAAATAGAGTTTCAGAAAGTAAAACTAAAAACAAATAACTATGCAAATAATAACAATACAATCAAACGGCTTTGAATCTTATTTCAAACGCGGTTTTACTGGGAAGCTGCCGAGAACAACCCAAAGACACGAGGCAAGTATTTACCAAAAGCGATCAAGCGCAGAAAGGAAGGTGAGAGCATTAAGAAAAAACCACCCTAACAAGGTGTTCAGGGTGGAGGATTATTAAGGGAAATAATATGAAAACGCTGGGATAAGTAGCTACAATTTATCGAACAGCACAAAATTAACATAGTAGCAAGCTGTTTAATAAGACCCATAACACCCAGCTTTTTTATATTTAGTGTTATGTGACGTTAAATTATGAGTACAAAATCACATTTTATATATGAAGATGGCGTGGAGGGGTTTGAAGAAACTTCTGAACCACAAAGTATATTTGGTAAATGGACTGGATATAATGCTTATTTGATTATTGATAATAGCATATTAAAAGAATCTAGGTTAAAAGGAGAATATTTAATAATAGAAACAAAAAACACCGAGTATTTGCCTAATAAGTTTCAATTGTGGGGTGATGCAATTATAGAGGCTGAATGGGATGAAAAAGGTTTAATGGTAATATTGAAGGGGGGGCATCATATAACTAAAAAGATTATAAATAATGATTACCCTAATGCCAAATAACGAGGTAGTATATGAGCCTATTTTAATGGCTTATATACATTTTTGTATACTGTGCTTATTAACTAAATAGACTTAAATAAAATTAAATAGCAAAGAAATGAAACGCCGCCTTACAAAAAACAAAAAATGCAAAAACAAAGAATGTGATAAACGATTCGATCAAAAGCAATTTGGTCAAGTCGTTTGTGATACAAAATGTGCGGTTGCGTATGCAGAACAAAGAAGAAAGGCCAAGCAGGATGAGGAATTTAAGAAATTTAAAAGTAAAATTAAAGAGAGTCATAAAAACAAATCTTATTACATACAGGCACTACAAAAGGTATTCAATTCCTTTATTCGAGAGCGAGATAAAAACAAGCCATGTATTAGTTGTGACGCGAAAGCAGGAGAGTATAAACTTACGGCTGGACACTTTTACCCTACAACATACGGTGTTTTAAGGTTTAATGAAGATAACGTTCACGGGCAATGCTGGTATTATTGTAATAAAAACAAGCATGGAAATATTAACGAGTATCGAATACGTTTAATTGATCGTATAGGCGTTGAAAGGGTATCATATTTAGACGATATTAGGCATCAACGCATGGAACTATCAATAGAGCAATTAAAAGACATGATAGCTTATTATAAAAATAAATTAAAACAAATGAAAGATGACGAGAAAAGATCAAATACTAATTGAAAAGCTAAAATCTAACGGATTATCAACTAAAATAATTCCAGATACTTTGTTTTGGAATGTTATTACCGATTGCATGCAGCAGTATTGCGATGAAAAGGAGTCAGAATTCGATAAGCAAACCATTTCTGATGTTGTAAATTTGAAAGAGTTTGAAGCGAAAAAGGAGAAAAAACCCCATGAACATGAATGGTTGTATTGTGGATATGGCTTTTATATTTGTGCAGACGAAAGTTGCGGGGAATATTTACAAAAATAAAAGTTGGCCTAAATGTTTTTAACGTTTAGTGTAAATGCCGTGCTAAACTAAAAACTTTCAAATTACAACGGCTATTAATTGCATGGTCATTTTACACCGTGTTATCATTATTTATTTATGGAAACAGTAAAATTAAAAAACATATTAGATTATCATTGGGTAAATGAAATAATAGATTTAAAGGCTAAATTTTCCGCTTATGATAAAGGGGATGATTGTACTATGTTTACGGTTTATCACAAAGAATATAATACGCCTCTATTAGAAATCTGTATTTATGGTTATTCGCAATCTTTTTTTGATGTAAATGATATTTCTGATTTATTAACGGAGGATAGTAAATGTATTACGATTGCAGAACACTATCACGAAAATGGAAAAATGTGGATTTGGAATAGTTAATGATAACGTTGAATCTATGGGTAGTTATTGCCCGACTAAATACGAATAAAGATGGATATTGAATTATTTATAAAACAAAGAGGCTTGAACCCACAAGAAAAGCTAGACAATGATACTGGTGGATATTGGGAACTTAAAGACTTATTAGAAGATTTTGTTGAATGCCAAAATGAAGGGCAAGCATTACCTTTAGTTGATGTTAATGCTTGTTTGCCCAATTTACAAGACTTACAACACAAACACGACTTAAACAACTCTACGGGGTGGACTTCCCATCCTGACGATTGTTACTTAGAGGGAGTTGAGGAAACTTACAAGGCTATTAAAAAGGAACTAAGCAATAAGTACTAACGAAAAAGCTATGAGGCTGTACTTGTATGCCTTATAGCGGATGTTGTAGGTATGTAAGCCTACGGATTTTAAACTTAAAAACTTAATTATATGGATTGGCAAGAAGCAATACAGAAAAGCACAAAAGGAACTGCGACAAGAATTGAAAAGAAAGGGAGCAAGAGATATACTACTGTAAGGTACAAAGACGGTAGTGGCTTTGTGCTTGTTGGTGAAAACCACAAGGTAGATTTTAGTAATAGCCGTGAAGCAACCTCAAAGGATTTGAACGGATTTACAGATTGGCTACCAAGCGAGTAGGCTTATTACCTACAATGCGGAACTAAACGAGCCTGCGCGAACGTTACGAGGAACGAGTAATGTCGTTTAGTGGGTGTTATAAATTTTGAAAAAATGAAACAGTACAGCATTTTTGATTACTGCCTATGCCACGGGCATGTAAATATTATGATGGACGAAGATTTTAACGTAATTTGCGTTGAGTGTAAAAAATTAATTTGATTATGAACACTAAAAGATTAGCATGGCACGGAAATAAATTGATATTTATTGAATACGACATAACAAAAGAAAGACCGTTAATAGATGTGGATTCTGATTTTTTAATAATAGCTGAAAGGGGGTGCGTTAGAGTTGAAGTTTATGTATCTGGATTTCCCGTTATGATTACACCAGAAGAGGCCGCGAATGAGTTGATTTTAAGGAATTAGTATGAATTCTAAAATTGATTATATACCTTTATATCCTAAAAATCAATACATTTGATATTTAGATGAGCAAAGCAATATTCGTAGAGCTATTTTTTGAAGGCGACGAAACAGACAAATTCATAAAAGATTTAATAGCTAACGGATGGAATCAATTAGCCGAAAGCATGGCACACCAAGTTCAAAGACAATGTAAATGCGTAGATTGTAAATGTGGATTAAGTCAAGTTGAATAGTGACGAAAATTGAAATATCATTTACAGTATTGGTAATAGTGGCATTATTTGCTATCTACATGGTACACAAGGCAAAGGATATAATAAACGGAGAAGATGAATAAAATAAAAAATAGTTGTGGAAGTAAAGGTTGCCGAATACGCATTATATTGCCTCACGATAGCGGGGTTAAGTATGTTTCTTCAAGAGTGTTACAAAAAGCCAATGATACTAAGAAGATATTACAACCTAATAGCAATAACTTATTTAAAATCGCCGCGTAAATGGATAAAAGAGTTAATGAAACCTCTGGGGCTTTGCGTTTACTGTCAGTCATTTTGGATAAACGTAGCTGTATATCCGTTGTGCTTTCCCATAAACATTAGCGCAATACTAAGCATTGGAGGAGTATTTATCTCGATAGAATTAATAAGATGGATGAAGAAGTAAATAAAAAAGGGAGGCCATCAATCTACTCAGAGGAAATAGTAGATGAAATATGTGAACAAATCGCAACAACATCACAAGGGTTAAACGAAATATGCAAAAGAGAGGGAATACCTAGTTTTAGAACGGTATTCAATTGGTTAAATGATGGAAAACATAATGAATTTTTGCAGAAATACACGCGCGCGCGAGAACAGCAAGCCGATTTATTAGCCGATCAAATAATTACAATAGCCGATGACCACGCAAACGACACAATTATTAATCCTAATAGCGGTGAGCCTCAAATGAACGCAGAATGGGTAGCTCGTTGTAGAGTTCAGATTGACGCTCGTAAATGGAAAGCATCAAAGTTAGCTCCCAAAAAATACAGCGATAGAGTTGTTCAGGATGTTAATTTAAACACTGAACCTCCTTTATTCCCAGAAAATAAGGATTAATGTTCCAACGAACGACCGCTATAAATAAAATCCTAAAGCTAAATAAAAGGACTAAGGCTATACAAGGCGGTACAAGTGCAGGCAAAACATACGGAATACTTCCAGTTTTAATAGATAAGTGTTTAAAACAAAAAGGTCTAGAAGTTTCAGTAGTAGCCGAAAGTGTGCCACACCTTAAGAGAGGAGTAATAAAAGATTTTAAAAAAATATTGGAATCAACCGAGCGATGGAGTCGCGAACAATGGCATAGCACCGATAGCAGGTACACATTCAGAAATGGTTCTTATGTTGAGTTTTTTAGTGCCGATGATAACAGCAAGTTAAGAGGGGCTAGGAGGGATATTTTGTATGTTAACGAGGCAAACAATATAGAATTTGAGTCATATTCGGAATTATCAGTAAGAACTAAGCAGGAGGTTTATTTAGATTGGAATCCTACTCATCGATTTTGGTATCATGAACACTTAGAGGGTGACGACGATTTGGATTTTTTAATATTAAATTACTTGGATAACGAAAGTTGCCCTCAGTCTGCAATTGAATACATACTGAAAGCTAAAGAAAAAGCAAAAACAATACCTTACTGGGATAATTGGTATAAGGTTTATGGTTTAGGTCAGACTGGAATGTTACAAGGTACGGTATTTAGTAACTGGACTACAGGAGAATTCGATATATCGCTACCATATTGCCACGGCTTAGACTTTGGTTTTAACCCAGACCCTTGCGGACTTGTAAAGGTTGCCGTAGATCAAAAGTCAAAAAAAATATATTTGGAGGAAAAGGCATACTTAACCAATCTTGGAACAGACGACATAGAGGCTCTTTTAAAAAATCGAATAGAAAATAATGGTTTAATTATAGCCGATAGCGCGAGCAAACTAACTATACATGATTTGAGGCAAAGAGGAATTAACATGCAAGCTTGCATAAAAGGGGCTGGGAGCATACTTGCAGACCTTAAATTAATGATGGATTACGAATTAATTATTTGCGGGGAAAGCCGAAATTTAAAAATGGAACTAAATAACTACATTTGGAACGACAAAAAAGCGGGAATACCCATAGATAAATACAATCACTTAATTGACCCAGCTAGATACGCTTTCAGGCGGCTTAGTACATCGGTTAATATTTGGGGTTAAAAAAATGTTTTAACTTTGCTTAAATGGCTTGGTGGAATTTTAAAAATTGGCAGAGAATTGGTTTTAAAGATGAAACCAATCACAATGTAATCGGATTCGAAAAAAAGTATCGAATATCACAAGACGTAAAAGAGTGGGCATTTGAAGAGGCTTATGCCAGAACAACTGACGTTTACTCCATAACCAATAAGATTGTCGACAACGCAAAGACTGTTCCTTGGATTCTTAAATTAAAAAGAGGCGACGATATAGAAAATGTCACTCAAGGTGAATTATACGACCTTATACAATATCCGAACCCAGAGCAATCTAGATTAGAATACACCGAGTCAGGATTAAAGCAGTTACTTATCGGAGGCAACATGTTTTACAAATCATTAGTTCCCTTTGGGATGACTAAACCCACTCAGACTATGTTTTTGCACCCTCAGAATATCGAGATCAAAACAATGCTTGAAGGAATGGTAATGCGTCCTAAAGGTTATATCTACCGAATAGATGGCAAGGAATTTAAAATTGAACCCGAAAAAATAACGCACGTCAAATATTGCAATCCTACAGATTATGGCATTGAATCGTTAGAAGGGCTTTCCCCTGTTGTGGCAGGAGCATTAACAGTAATTGGGTTAAATAATAATCAAACGGCTAGCGCGTCTATATTAGAACATCAAGGAGCGGCGGGTATATTGTCAAATGAAAGCGAATATCCCTCTACTGCGGAGGAGCAAGAAAAGCAACAAGAAAATTTTGATCGAAAAATGGCTGGTGCTACACTTTTTGGCAAAATTATTCAAGCTGCGAGCAAAGTAAAATATACTAAGCTAGGATTAGATCCAACTCAATTAAAGATTATTGAAAGCAAAGTATTAAAAATGCGAGACTTATGTAATATCTACGACGTAGATTCAGTGCTATTCAACGATAAAGCGGCAAGCACCTTCAATAATATTAAGGAGGCTAAAAAATCGTTGTGGACTGGTCCAGTTACCGCAGCGAATCAAATGATTATTAATGGATTTGACAAAGAGGTGGTCGAAAAATTCAACATTTCTGAATTCCCTAACGGCGAAGCAAAATATTATATTGAAGCAGATTATTCAGATGTCGAAGCTTTACAAGAAGATGACCTGAAAAATGCGAATAAGGGCAAAGCGATAAGCGAGATAATAATTAAAATACTAACAGCCGAAATAACTACAGATGAAAAAGTAGCAGCATTAATGAAGTCTTTAAACATGTCAAGAGAGGAGGCCGAATCTCATGTGTCAATAGTTGATAATTAGAATTAACTAAATTTGTATCAATGAAACAAAAAAATAAAATAGATAAAGAAGAGTTAAAAAGGCTTAAACGTATTAAAGGAAAGGCGATTAAAGAGCAAAAAATTGTAAAGAAATGAGAATAAAACTACCTGAGTTTTCTAGTAATAAAGAATTGCATAAATACATTATAGAAAACAAAAAAAGCCTTATTGACCAGAAGAAATCTATGCCCATTTTTTCTGATTGCGTTAGTTATGGAGTTTCTCAAATAAGCAAAGCTGGTCAAGTTTCGACTAAAGCTAATTTACCTGTTCAAGGAGATCAGGACACTTTACGTGTAAGGGTTGTAGCAAATACAGCTAATTGGATTGATTCTCATGTGGACATGTTGCTGCCAGATTCTGCGAGTAAATCAATTTCAGAAAGAAAAAATATCATACCTCATTTACATGACCATATACACAAAATAGAGGCTAAGGTAGGTGAAGTAGTAGATATTACCACGCCTAATTTGAGTTTTAGTGAATTAGGTATTCAAGGTGTAGGGTCAACACAAGCAATTGTATTTGAAACAGATATAATGAAATCCTACAATGAAGCAGTATTTAATCAATATAAGCAGGGGCGAATAAACCAGCATTCTATAGGCTTGCAATATATGAGATTGGATGTTGCTATAAACGACGAAGAAAGCGAAAAAGAGTTTGATTTTTGGAATAAGTATTACCCTCAAGTAATTAATAAGCAGGCCGCCGATGAAAGAGGGTTTTTCTGGGTAGTTTCAGAAATTAAATTGATTGAAAACTCAGCGGTGCTATTTGGGTCAAACGAAATAACACCTACGCTGGATAACAATGTAAAAGTATTGGCGCCGTCTAACGACACCCCAAATCAAGAGCCGCTTAACAGCACTCAATCTAATTTGAAAACAATTTTATTAAACACAAATAAATAATTAAAAATGATTTGGATAAAAGACGGTAAGTTTACAAAGCTTACTAATGAGCAAATTGAAGCCCTTTCAGAAGAAGAGGCTTTGAAGTACGCCAACGCTTTAAATGAATATAACATTAAGGCAGGCGAAGAGATTGGCAAAAAAATTAATGAGCTAATGTCTGACAAGGAGAAAAACGCGGAAGAAATTAAAGCTTTGCAAAATCAGTTAAACGGAGTTGATTTTAATATTTTAAAAGATACCGTTACAACTGTTAAGGCAATGGCAGAAGAAATGACCCGAATGAAAGAAGAGGGTAATGATATTTCTGATTCTAGTTTTAAAGGAGCATTGAAAAAAGCATGGGATTCTAATATCTCTAAGTTTGAGGAAGCTTCTAAAAGCAGAACGCACCACACTATTGAAGTAAAAGCTACACAGACTTACGGAGACATCTCTGATGGTGAAGATTTTGCTCAGTTTAGACCAGGGATTGGCGATGTTCCAGTTCGTATGCCTAAACTTAGACAGTTGTTTAGAACTATTCCAGTATCTACTGAGTTCTTAAAATATACTGAGCAAGATACGGTTGTTCGAGATGCACAAAACGTTGCTAAATGTGCGGAAGTAACTTCATCTACTAAAGAAACAATTATTGTTAGAGACATTCAGACAAAAGTAATTAAAGATCAAATCGATTTTTGCCGATTGTTTATTTCTGATTACCCTTTTATGGAATCAAGAGTTAACAAGCTGTTGAATGAGAGTTTAGCACTTCGAGTTGAGGAACAAATCCTATTAGGAGATGGCACAGGAGAAAATACATTCTCTATTGATTCTGTTTCATCTACGTTTAACGCTGCAAACGCTGCTTGTGATATTTCAGCAAGTGTTCAGGCTGCAACTTATGTTGATTTGATTCTTGGAATGGAAACTCAGATTGTAGAATTAGGAGATCAAAATGCATACGTTCCTGACACGGTATTAGTGAACAAATGTGATTGGTTTGTTTTCGTTCAATCTCGAAAAGATTTGAACAATAACTACTTAGATGGAAGGGTAACCATGGTTAATGGTGTTCCTACTGTTGGTGGTATGACTGTTGTTTGGTCGCCTCTAATTCCTCAAAACGAGGTTTACGTATTCGATTCAACTAAAGGTGAAATCGTAGATCGTCAGTCTTTGACTATTGAGGTAGCCTTTGAGAATAAGGATAACTGGGAAAAAGAAATTGCCACTATCAAAGGGATGGAAAGGTTAAATTTCTTAGTATTGAATAACAATGCTAACGCGTTTATGCACGCACCAGATGTTGCAGCAGCTATTACAGCTATTACAGCACCTTAATACTAACTAGAATTGGGGGCGGGTTAGCCCCCTTTTCACTTTACTTTAAATATGTTTATTGAATTTGTAAAAGATCACCCTCAAGGAGTTAAAAAAGGTACTTTAGCTAAAGTAACGCCAATAGCAGGAAAACGGCTTATTGATAGCGGATACGGAAAAGAAGTTGAAAAAGGCGACTATCAAGCTTATTCAGAGCTTATGAAAGATATGGCTTCGTCTAGAGTAAAGGAATTTGCAAAGATTAAAGCGAAAAGATCATTGGATGCTAGAAAAAGAGCGAATGGTGAAAAGTTTACTGGGGAAAAAAAAGTAGGCAAGCCAGACGATGGTAAAACTTCTGAGGCTCAGGATAAAAAAATCGCAAAAGCAAAAAAAGGCAAAGAGGCTAGAGATAAAGTAACTAAATCAAAAGCCGCTAAAAAATAATAATGGGTAAATTCGTAACAACGGATGACTTTATTGATGGTCAGGTTAGAATAAGCCAGACCAACAACAGTAAAAAACAGCTAAACACTGTTATTGATATTCAAGAGGTTTATGTGCTTGAAGAGTTGATGGGAAGTGAATTATATGCGCTTTTTATAGCTGATTTAGATATTGATAATCAACCGCAAACACAACGATTTATAGATATATTCGACGCGTTTTATGATGATTCGAACGTTTCTAACTATTACGGGTGTTGGTGTGGCAAGGCATACAGATCGGAAGGTATACCGCAAATGCTTCAATGGTTTATTTATTGGGAGTTTGCCAAAGACCAGCCCTTTCAGAATACCGCAGTAGGAACAGTTAGGAACGTAGAGGAGAACAGCGACATAGTTAATGGTAGCAAATACGGATTACCTATGCAATACAATAAAGGGGTAAAATCTTATCAAGCCATAGCTAGGTTTATGATAGACAACTCAAGCGATTATCCAGAGTACAACGGAATCGCTAAAAATGAAATTGTAGCAGTTTTGTAATGGCTGTTTTACCCAGAAATACGGTTGATATTATAGAGCAAATAGTGTCAGAAATGACTCCTGACTTTGTAATAGGCAGCAAAATAACTAATCCAGATGGAACTTACACGCTAACCACAACCAATACATACTGGCTCCATGCTAATCAAGATATAGTAATTGGAGGTAACAAATACACAATTGTTGATTTTATAATAAACGAATCAATAACAATTAAAGACATTAATTCGGTAGGCGAGCCAGTTGCTACAGTTTTTGCAATTCCAGCTCCTTTATTTATTCATGGGAAGACAGTTAAAGCCTCTAAAGAGCTAGCTGAGCAAAAGGATGTATTCCTTAGACTTCCTTTTATATGGCTGTATGAGGTATTAAGTGAAACAACAATAATAGACAGGCTTAACCCGTGGGGCTTAGAATCAACTCCTATAATTTATTTTATGGACGAGGCACAATCTGAAAACTGGACTAGTGCCGATCATAAAGTACAGATACTTGATCCAGTGCGTCAAATGATGGAGTATTTTATGTTCGTTGTAGAAAGCAATAGGGCGTTTTACAGAAAGCCTGACTCATACGACACCGAAGCTAGGGCTAACTGGGGTAAATTCGTAACCGATAAAGGGGCGGTAGGTCGTTTTTTTCACGATCAATTAAGCGGGCACAAATTAGATTTTGAGTTAGTAGCAAGTAAAAAGGCTTGTGATCCTCGGTCTGAGGGTGACCCGTGCGTACTGGGGGTTGGTGTATCAACTACACCAGAGAGCGCAATAGGTGCAGGTGATGGTACAGCAACAGCGAATCCGACAAACTCTCAGGGGGCAGTAAATTACTTATGGGATGCAGCCGCAGGTAACCAGATCACACAAACGGCTGTCGGGTTATCGGCTGGGACATATTCTGTTCTCATATCGGACGAAACGGGATGCACTGCACAGGCTAGTGGCACGGTTGAAGTGTCGGCTGTAAATAACGCGCTTAGATTTAACGGTTCTAATAATTATGTGGCCTTTACCAGTTCTATTAATATTCCATTAGGCGGTGATTTCACGATTTGCTACGAATTTAACCCAGATGCATTGAATAATAAGTATGTGATGAATGGTCTTTCTGGTCATAGTATCTATCATCGGTTTGGGAATACTCAGTATAGAGTAACGACTAGTACAGGCACGTCATCTAGTGGTATCGTACTGCCAGCCGTAGGAGTATGCACGAAGGCTGTATTAAGACGTATAGGCGGCACGATGCAACTGTTTTTAAATGGACTTGCCAGCGGATTTACCGCTGCTAATAACGGAGCGATTCAGTTAGACTTTTTAGCACAGCAAATACCACAATTCGCAGGCCTTTTAGATAACGTTAATATTCTTTCTGGCACAGGAGCTAGTTTAGCTCAGATAGCCGCACTAACGGCTGGTGTTGATTTTATCACAGTAATGGGATCGGCTGATTTACAATATTTAATGAATCAAACAGGAAGTGACCCAATTGCAATCGACACGAGTAGCAATGGGAACAACGGAGTATTAACTAATTACATATTCACACCATCACCATGGGAAACGGGCTGCTAGTATTTGGATATATAAAAGACATTGACCTTTACGGGACTCACAAAGGTGATTTACGGTGGGACTTCGTTAGAGAGGAGGAAAATGGGGGTAAAAAGCATTATTTCGGTATACAAACCGCACGCGATGTTTCAGGTGACGAAAATGTTGAGGTTATAGGCAGTAGCGAAGATTTTCAAGAGTGGATAATTGAGTTCATGGAGACTTAAAAAGCGTAAAATTTTAAATGACTAACTTTGGAATTATTAATTAAAAACAGATAAAATGAATAATATAGCAACTTGTAGCTGCGGAGATGGTAGCAGTATAAGTAATTACGGCTTAGCTAACTGCCTAAAGGGGTTAGATGTTGCCGAAGATGTTATCTTTATGGAGATGACAAAAGTAGACGGATCGAGCAATGGTATTAATTTATCGACAGACGTTTTAGATCAAACATTTTTTGATAGTAAGTTTGGAGCTGTTGATGCACGTGAAAGATGGTTAATTGCTAAGAATGTCGAGGACTTTCAAAGCACGCCAGCCGATGCAAATACATTTACATTCCCTAGCGGTCGAATTATTAAGTTATCAGAAGGGATAAGAGAAGTTGTAATGACTTTCCCTATCGATGACCCTTATAAATTAAAAGCTAAGATGGATGCAATGGATTGTAGAAACTTAGGCGTAATGTATAAGGATAGAACAGGTTCATTAGTTGGTGAATGTTCAGGAGATAACTTTATTCCTAGAAAAATTGCTAATGGTTCACTAGACGTGAAAGCATTTGATAAAACAGACACAGAAGCGGCAAGGGTTGAAGTATCATTCCAATATGACAGAAGCGCAGCTGACAGGGATGTTGATTTTATCGAAGAATCTTCTTTTATTAATTATTCTTTAGATGAAGCAGAAGCGTTAAACGATGTAAATATTGAGTTTGTATCTACTACTACTACAGCAGCTACTTATAAATTATATCTTGATTGGGGTGGTGCTAAATCTCGCACACCTGCTGGAGGTTTAGAAGCTAACCTTGATGTAACTGCGGATGATGTTGTTGAGCCTACTTCAAGCCAGACTGAAACTGTGGCGGGAACTTATGTATCCACGTATTCAACTCCTTTATCAGGTGGTGAAGTTATCGAAGTACGAGGTATTGGCGGTGTTTATGTTCAGTTGTCGTACGACCTGAAAAGGTTAATAGGTAAAACTAGCGTAACGGCTTAATTATGGTTAAGAAAACACATGCGAAAATAGGGGGTATTAACTTTGTTCTTCAAGGTGTGGCTAGGTCATCGAGGGAGGCTTTTAATAAGTCTTTTGGGTCGCCTAACAGTTACCACAAATTAAAACCGACGCAATTAGATAGAGTATGGAACTCATTGCAAGAGGTTTTGATTAAAGAAGGTTACAAAGAGACTCCTAAAAAGGAAAAAGCAAAGACTAAAAAATCCAAGAAAAAGGGAAATTAGTGAATGTTTGACCCAATCAGAAAATTAGTAAAGAACATGCAGGAAATTAACACCGAGCGTGTTCTTACTATTCTGATAGAACGCCCTGAACTTGAAGATTTAATTATCGAGCTAAACACCGAAGATCAATTATTTAAGCGAGGGGTAGATTCAACAGGTAAAAGCCTTGGAGAGTACGCATCATCAACTAAGATATTAAAACAGGATGACGGCTTACCGTTTGACAGAGTTACTTTGTTTCAGGAGGGCGATTTTTATAAGACGTGGCGTGTTTTTATGCGAAACGGTGATATAATTATTGAAGCCGATGGAGACAAGGACGATAAAAATCTTTTTGATGTTTACGGGGAAGAGGTAGTTGGATTAACCGAGGAAAACTTGCAAATAGTAATAGATGAGATTAAAAAACAAACTCCTGAATTGGTTAAACAGCTTCTTTTTGCCTGAACTACATGACGATTTGCATGAAATGCCAGTTGTGTTGTGGTGGAGAATTCAAAAAGAGGGTGACGCTTTACTATTAATTAAAGGTAGGAAGCGTTCATCTAATCGAGTTTTAAATTATTGCGTATCTCAATGGGAGAAATTGAACGATGACTTTACTGATTATTTCGGAATACAAAAGCGGCAAAGGGAGTATTTGCGACTACTTGGATTGCATCAGTATTATGTCGCTCAATATGCTATAACTAAGAACCATTTTTGGACAACTAAAAGATTAATAATTGAAGCCCAATTAGAGGAACACAGACCAGAAGAAATAGGCGAATTTAATGAATACGAAGAATTGAGAAATATATCTATTTCTTTGGACGGTGCAAACATGAACCCACGAGAAATGAGTGTTATTCAGTATTATTCAGATCGAAATCTAGCAGTAAAAAGAAACAAGAAAGCAAAGCAAGAATCTAACCGTTTAAAAGCTAAGAAATGACAGCAATTAAGCGTAAAGACATATTTGGGAAAAAAGTATTTACCGAGCCGCAAGAAGAGGCCGAGGACTTACTGAAAACACTTGATTTAATTCAAGAAACATTAAAAAAAACAGCAAAACAAGCTGCGGAATTCGCAAAAGGGTTTAAGGTAGTTGATTCTAATGATATTAAAGCTTTTAACGAGGCTTTAAGCAAGAGTAAAAAAGCGGTAAGCGACTTAGATAAGTTTGAGAAACAAAGGATTGCTACTATAAAAAAGCTAAATGAAGCAAATAGTGATCGAATACAAGACATAACAGAGCTTCAAGTACAGCTTCAAGAGCAAAGAAAAGTTAACAAGCAGATAGCAAAAGAGAATTTAGGCCTAGTAAGTGCTTACCAAAAAGAGTCGAAAAGGCTTAATGATTTACGTAAAGAATATAAAGATTTAGCTGTTCAAAATAAAGAGAATACAAAAGAAGGTAAAGCTCTATTAAAAAACATAACCCAATTAGATAAGAAGCTAAAAGATGTTGATGAGACAGTTGGGCAAAACCAAAGAAGCGTAGGGGGTTATAAGACAGCGGTAGAGGGATTAAATTCGACATTAGGTAAATTAGGTATAGTAGCCATTATAGCAAAAGGTTTTGACTTGCTAAAAGATGCTTTTGGAGACACTAGGGAGGGGGCATTAGCTTTACAGATAGCATTTTCTAAATTTACAGAATCGGCAAGGGTTTTTATTAACAATGTAATAGATGCGGGCTCTGGTGTTAAAGATTTATTTTCAGCTATTTTCGACTCTGTTGAATCTTTAGGATTAAAAACGGAAAGGGCTTTTTTGAAAATACAATTAGCTTCATTAGAGTTGTTGAACAAAAATCCTTTAGCTGATTACTCACAAGAAATAAGCATTTTAAATAACGAACTCAACAGTTTAAATGACCAAATTAAAGATTTAGAAGAATCAAGTGTGTCGGATTCTATCGATAAAATAGCTCAAGCCTTTCAAGGAACAACTGAAACAGCGTCAAGAGCGATAGATGCACAAGAGAAGTTTTTAAAACTACAACTTGAAACTCGGATAGAGATAGAAAGACAGGAAAAGGCCTTGGCAGGACTAGCCGAAAAGCGTCAGATATTGCAGGATATAAGCGACGATGATACTATTGGATTTGTTACAAGGGCAGAGGCCGTTCAAAAGGCACAGAAAGCAGCAGAAGAGTTCGCTGAATTAGAATTGAAACTAGCATTAACTAGAGAAAAACTAGCATTTACAGCAATTAAACAGGACTTAATACGCGCTGACATATCTGTTAAGTCTTTAGAAGCGCAGGAAAATCAAGCTGATAAGAGCAGGGAGTTAATAAGATTGTTAGAGCAAGACAATATAGCCCGTAAAGTTTCAGACGAAAACGATGAAGCGTTTACAGCCGCGTTCATAGAAAGGCGTAACAAACAAGTAGAAGCCGAAGCATTTGCAAGGGATCAAGAAGAAAAAAATAGAAAAACTGCAAGAGATTCTTTTGAGCAACAATTAGACATAATAGAAGAGTTTACTGAAAAAAGAATATCAACTAATGAGCAAGTAATTAATAGCGACAAAGCATCCCTCGATCAGCGAAGATCAGCATTACTTGAAAATCAAAAATTAGAAATTGAGCTATTTGAAGAAAGTATAGACCTAATTTTAAAGCAAGGGAAAGCATCACTTGATTTAAGAAAAGACTTAACAGATGCGGAAAAAGAGCAACAAAAGGAATTATTAAACAGGCAGGCAATACAGCAAATTCTTAACGAGCAGGATGCAGAGGAGCAGTTCAACTTAATAAGAAAGTTAAATCTAGGTGAAATAGAGGAAAAACGTCTGAAAGAAACTCTTAAAAGAAAAAAGGAAACATCCGAAATAAACGAGGAATCTTTAAAAGTAGAAGAAGAAGCCGCTAGAAAAACAAAGGAATTAAACGAAGATATCTCACTACAAGAAAAAGTTTTAGCTGGTGAATTAGTTGACTTAGAGAATGAAAGAATAGAAAATGAAAAAAAGAACCTTCAAGAAAGAATCAATTTACTAGAAAAAGATTCAATAGAAAGACTAGAATTAGAAAAAGAGCTAAACGACAAACTGATTGATGAGCAGGAAAAAACAAAAGAGCAACAGGATAAAATAAGAGAGGAGCAGATATCAGAAGCTCAAAACTTAGCTAACGAATTGTTCGATATAGTTACTAATTCGATAAAAAAGCAAGATGATGCTAGGTCTGAATCTTTAGATAACGAAATAGAACAACAGCAAGCCCTTATTAATAAATTAAGGCAAAACGCCGTTGAAGGTTCAGAAAAAGCACTAGCATTTGAGGAAGCACAGCTTGAAAAACAAAGGTTAGCTCGTGAGCGTGCCGCCGAAAAAGCAGCAAGGAAACAACGTGTATTAGAATTAGCTCAAATATTCCTGAACCAAGTAGCAGAACAGACGAAGGAAAACCCAGATACGGCTATAGCGGAGGCTTTTAAAAACACATTTTTAGCCGAAGCAATTGCACAAGGTATTTCAGGATTTTACGAGGGTACTGAAAACGTGGCAAAATCACTAGGCAAGCCAGATGTAAAAGGCAAAGATGGTTACATTATTCGGGTCGACGGTCAGGAAAGGATATTAAACCCATCACAAAACGCATCTATACCGAGTGGAATGTCAAACGAAGAATTAGTTAGAGCAGCACAAGAATATCAAGCTGGGAACACATGGTCATTTATGCCCAAAGTAACACCAGTACAAAATATAAACAATATCGACTTGTCCGAGGTAGTTGCTAGTAATGATAGGGTTGTTAAAGCCATACAAGATAATAAGGTTGAGATTTCAAACGATTATCACGGCTTACATGAATGGATTGAAACAAGGATTAAGAAAGGTCAAAAAGAAATTATTAAACACATGCTAAAGCGTTGAGATTAGTATTTGAAATAGGAGAGCAAGAAGTTGAAAACGCGATAAATAGTGGTGACGTTCGAATACAATTGAATTTCGATACTTTAGACCCGCAAGCGATTGGCACGCCCTCTACAAATAATTTTCAATTCACAATAGATGGTTCTAAAATAATAAATCAATACGTTGCCGATGGTAAAACAGGTGGAGTCGGTGTTTTTGAAGGATTGCCTTCTAGTTTAAAAGGAGAGGAGAACGGCGAAATACTACCAATAATTGACGGTTACCTAGACCTATCAGCCTCTAACGTAGAGTTCGAATGTGATTTAGTTAGTGCTAGCATGATCCAAAAAGGGGGTAATGATTGGTATGAGCGGGGTAAAAATTCTTTTACCTATGCTTTTTTGTTTTCACTAGAAGAAGGTCAAGCAGGAAAAATTAGTACTAAGGACTGGGTGCAAATGCCTTACGTTGTGTCATCAATACCTGACAATATTGAAATCGCAATGATTTCATTAATGTTGTTTAGTGTAGTAACTGAGGTTAGGAGCGAATTAAGCAAATTAAGTGAAATTGCTTTTGACTTTACCAGTGTAAGAGGTATTATATCTTCTATATTAAAATTGGTTGTCAGAATAGCTTATTTAATTATACTTCTATTGGCGGTTATAAACCTAATTCGAGACATGGTCGACACTTTAATTCAGCCCGTTAAATACCATGCTGGCATGAGGTTAGTAGACTTGTTAAATAAAGGTGCGGAGTATATGGGATTGAAGGTTGAATCTACCATATTGGACGACCCTTTTTGGCATGATGTGGTAGTTATCCCGCCTAAATACCAAAGTTTTAACGATCAAAACAGGCTTGGTATAAGGGGGTTTAAAAGACCTAAACCAGAAGTTCAAACTGGATATTACAATGGAACTTTTGGTGATATAGTAGAATTATGCAAACGGCTATGGAACGCACGCGAAATAGTTGGTAATGGAGTTTTAAGACTTGAACGAATAGATAAAAACGTAGGAAGTGCCAATTATGTAGTTCCTGACGTAGAGATATTAAAAACAGCCATAAACGCCGATGATTTAAAGTCAAACACACAAATTCGATTTTCTACCGACATAACTGAATCAAATACTATTGATGAATATAAAGGTACTTTGACGAGCATAGTAGTTGAACCACAAGCTATAAATAATAGAGATATGGTTTTAATGAAAGGCTTTGAAGAAATTATAATCCCATTTGCTCAGACGAAAAGAAAAAACAAATTAGGAAAGGTCGAGGAGTTTTTTAAAGATGCATTAAAAACAATTGATAGGGCTATTAATGGCTTAAATAAAGTAGTTCAATCCGTAAGCAAAAAAAGCCTTCCAAAAACTAACTTTGCACAAATAATCGAAAAGCGTTTAGGAATGGCTAAACTGGAAAAAGATTATTTCCAAGTACCTAAAGTTGTGGCTTTAAATATCAATAAAACTCCTTCCAATACTAAAATTAAAGACGAAAATTCAACTAGATTAACATCTATTGGACTTTGGAATGAATCATATTTTGTTAATTCTTTTGTTCCATCACAGCAACTTCCCGCCCCTAATCAATGGGAAAAATACATTACGCCTACCCCTATCAAATTCTGTTTTGAAGATTATAAAAAGGTCATTAATAATAATGTTATCTTTGATTCACTTGGAAGAGAGGGCAAGATAATTTCGCTTGAATGGACACCAGAAAAGCAAGAAGCCACCCTTGAATACTGGGTTAAAGAGATTTATACTACTAATTTAAAGGAAACTATAGATACGCCAGATGGGTTTTAATACAAAAGAAAAAACGGATAAATTTAACAAGCTTTTCAATTCTACCTTAAATGGTGCTATTGATCTTGCTGAAATGGTAGAGGAGTATAAATCAGAATATTTAGACGAAAAAGGACGCGCCGAGCTAGAATTATTGATGAAAGATAACGAAGTTATTAAGAAAGCTAGGGAAATGGTTAAAAATTACGGATTAGATATTAAGTTATGAGCGTAATAATTGAATCAATACAAACTTACGACAATATAAGCGGCTCATCTGATAAGACGCCGTACATGGCTGCAAACACAAATTCTATTCAGTTCGTTGAGGTTCAAATACGATTTGAAACATATCTTTTAACAAAGTCTACCAGCGAAACAACATTGCCAGACTACTTTATACAAGTAAATCCCTTGTCTAGGTACACAGGCAAAGTTCAGGATAACAGAGCTATTTATACAAATAAGCTAGAAGGATGGGGTGAAGATTACAAAGTTGGTGACACCTTTACAATATCAGGAACAGCGAGCAACAATGTTTCAGGTACAATTATTGAGATTTATGAGGACGGGCAAACACTCATAACAGATCAAACATTTACGTTAGAAACCTTTCCTTTGGGTGCTTATGTAGCTATAACCACCCCACAAACATCTATTGAATACTTATTTAACCTTATAGAGAACGAAGAGCCTATAAATTATAATTCTAAGGTAGATGGAGACGAACAGCGAGCCTCTATTTCGCAATTAGTTTACACGGACACAGTAACTCAACGTATTGCTACCTTGCTTGGCAATAGGTCGTGGCAATTTGGAAGCATAACGGTGAAAGGTAATGGTACAGGAAACGGAGACAGCTCATTGGTATCTGGTGCTATTCAGTCCTTTTTAATAACTCACGAAGTAATAATAAGTCCGTTAATGTTATTTGATGAGTGGGATGACATACAACAAGGCATAAAGCCAGACAGGTTTTTAGATGGTAACGCGCTAAAGTACGTTTTTAGCACTTCCTTATCTCAGCAAGCAAATAACCCTAATGATTTAACCACTGTTGAAGAGTTCGAATTGTTAGGTAATACGGGCTGGTTTAATGAGAATTTAAACGGTAAGCCGAATAATTATACTTTTTCTGACCTAGTGTACAAGCGATTAGATAACACTATAAATCCTTCTTTAGAATTAACCACTAATCAGACAAAGATTGAATTTAGCGTTCTTAACGCGACAGATAACCCGTTCTCTACAGGAAATAGCAAGTTAATATTTGGGATAAATTTCGCACCCTCTGACCCTTCGCAATACCGAGACATTCCAGCGGCCACGACCCAAACAATGGATTATAATTACATATTTGACCAAGTAGTTGAAACATTAGAAGATGGAACGCAAGTTCCTAGGCAGTTTGGCACTGATTTACAGGTTATACTTGATGTTCAGTCCACATTAGTAAGCCCATCGAAAATAGATGTTGTTGCTAATATTCAGATGGCAAGTGACGTGGTTAGCAGGATTGGAGCTAATAGTGTTCAACAATACATGATTTATGTTGAGGTAGCCGACCATACACTTGATAGATCGGAAACGGATAAAGTACAATTATTGTTAGATGCTAATAATTACTATACGGATTTTTCCGATGATGGAATGATCGTTATGAGTCAAACTTTTTTGACCCATCCTTATAGCGACATTGAAACTGAAACAAATGATTTTCCAAATTCTTTTATTGAATCCGACATATTAGGAATCAACAACTTTTACATTGACAAAAATGGAAGAGAATCGGACGAAATAAAATTAACAGGCATAACGAGCCAAATAATAGCTAGAAAAAATACGGGGGCTAGTTTTGTGCTGGATTCTAGTTTTAGAAGTTTGTCGGCTTTTCCTTCGATTGAATACGCTACTTATGGGAGTATTCCTAATGCTAATTTTGTAGAACCAAGGGGTTTTAAAACACCTGTCGACGATAACAGGGCAAATTTTAGACTTTTGAGGAACTACGACTCAGATTCAGCAGGCCTATTTTATTTTAGGTCTCAATTTCCCACTTACATAGGGTGGGATTCCTACACGGCTGTTACGGGTGTAAATGATGAGTTTTTTGATCCAAATCAACCTAATGATGGTTTTAATAACAACTGGATTAGATATGATGCGGCCTCGGCTTGGAGTATATATTACAGAACTATTGTAAATGCTACAAAAAACGGAAACCCTTTGAGTTATGAAAGTATTTCTCAAATTATAACACATGATTACACCGCTGGCGATGAGTGGGATACTGAAGAGATAAGATCATTTGACGAAAACGATGTTGATATAACTGGATTTGGCATTAAGTATGCAGATGGTAAGGTTCAGGCTAACTTTACTTATATTGGTGCTGCGCCGAATCCATCGATTAGTGATATTGTAATAGATTTTCATATTTACGTATTTCAGGAGGGTACATTAAAGAGTGTTTATACCTTGTCCAGTGCGTATGATGCACATCCTAATACATATTTTAAAAGCATAGACAACAGTAATAGAACTGTTGTAACTAACCCAGTATCTAACGTATTTAGGGGCGAAGCTTTAATTCAAGGCTCTTTATTACCTAATAAAAATAAGTTTCAGGTCAGTGCGATACTGTACGATAAGAGGGCAGCTGTACCGCCTCCACCGCCTGCCGTACCTAAACTAATGGAAGATGGAACAGCGAAGATAATGGACGGGGCAACTTTTAAAATAATGGAATAAAATAATAATTAACTTTGCAATATGGCAACTACAGGAAGAGTAAGTGACTATGATAACGAACTGGTAAACGAGCCAGCCGATGACGATTTATTAGATGTAACGGTTAAAATATCTACCGCGCCCGACGTTTGGCAGTCTCAAAAAATGAGGTATGCAGAAATAAAAGCTAGTGCTAGTTCTGCTTGGGGGTTTGTTAGTGGTTCAACCCTATCCGACCCTATATACAGGGAAGGTAATGTAAATATTGGAACGAACACAGATAATAATTCCTTGCTTTATATTGAAGCGGATGCAACAGAACAATTTCCTTTATATGTTTATAGCGAATATTCTGGGGGTGTTAATCATTCATCTGTATACGCTCAAGCTGACGGGGTAAACTCAGCTAATAATATTGGGGGTGAATTTCGCGCCAATAACGGCAGTAATAATATCGGTGTTGAATCTAAGGTAGGAGGTACGGTAGCATCGTCAGACCCTAGTATAGTTGGCTTAGATAACGTAGGGGTTTTTGCGTCCGCTAACAAGATTGGGGCGGGTGTAGCGGCTGGTGTTTATTCATATTCAAGATTAACTGGCGCTGGCACTTCATATTCAACTTACTTGGTATCTAGGCATAGTTCTACGGGCGAAGCAATTGGGATTTACTGTGATGCTTCTACTGTTGGTGGGACTTCATACATAGGGCAATTCAAAGACGGCAACGAAGGTGCTGGAAAAATTATTAAATCCGTCACCGCAGACGGTAAATCTCAATGGACTAATCCTGAATTTTCCGATTCTTTATTTAAGATTCAAGACAATTCAGACCCTAGTAAGCAGATCTCATTTGAGGCCTCAAATATAACCACCTCAACAGAAAGAACTATCACAATGCCTGACGGTGATGTTGATTTAGGGTTGATTGGGGGTTGGTATGGCTCTCAAACTAGAATTAAAATAGCTCCGTGGGATGTTGTTTCTTATGCTGATCGTGATGGTGTTTATAACGATAATAATGGTGGTATTGTTAATGATTCAGTTTCCAAAATCACCACAATGATAACAGGCGTTTACATTCCAACAGGTTATAGGGCAACGGCATTTATGATAAATGCAAGCGCGAATGTAGCTATTGAGTTGTTTGAAAACCAAATAGACGATGCAACGGCAGTTTCAAAAGGCTCTGGAAATGCAAATACGGAAGTTAACATAACCAACGTGAACTCCACCGATACAAATTACCTATCGATAACTATTGTTGAGGCTGGTAATGATATTTACGGGGGTTACATAACAATAGAAAAAATATAATGCAAGAAACATACCCACACTTAAAAAATCAATGTTGTCGATTGAAAACACAAATAGGCGACGAAACGCTGCAAAGAATTATAAAAAATGCAGAAAACAATAATTCGGATGTTTACCCAGCACAAGACCCAGGTAATTTCATGCAGTTTGATATGACTAATGAAGTAGACGGATACCCTTGTGTACATTTGGGTGAAGAGGGCTGCACGATTCACCCTACGCGCCCTTCGCAATGTGCTTCTTTTCCTGTAATGGAAAAAAGCATACAATTTTGTGTAGGTTGTAATTATTCTTTTGATTCAGAAGGTGTAAGGTCAGGGGATTGTAATGGTTGTAATGTAGTATAGATGGCAATTAGGGGAGACGCAGTAACGACAACATTAACATTTTTATCGAGCCGTATTGACGAGCAAATAGATGACACAGTATTTTTGAGTCCAAACACTGTTGATTGTTGTTACGAATTACCTGTATTTGGTTCTCAATCAGATTCAGACTCGTTAAAAAACGATGTGACAAGATTTTTAAGGGGTTATGAAGAATCTATTACATTGGTTAATTTGTTTTTAACTAAACCGAGCGATTCTTCATTTAGCGAAATATCTTTGATTGACAACTCGTACGGCGAGTTTTTCCCATTAGGATTTCATACAGATGAACTTTTGCGAAATTACGTAGGTTACAAGGTGGATTGGCGCACCGTTTTAGCAGCACACGGTGAAGGAACTTATCAGATTAGAGCAGATAAAACAGGCATACTACCTAACCTTCCAAGTGATTATGATTTTAGGTATTGCGCAGGTAATTTCTCAGCGCAAAGGGCTAACATGACTATCCGTTTTTCTTTTTCTAACTCTTATATACTAGGCGATAGATTTGATGTTCGAAAACGCGTATATTTTCCTGAAAACTGGAATAATCAACTTAGGGTAGAAGGTTTTTTTGGTGGAGACAATAGCACATATGAGAAAACATTTACAAAGTACAGAGACGAATCATTAAGAACCGTACAGGATAGGCAGGTTGAAAAATATTTTATGAGAGTAAATCAAGCCCCTTCATTGGTTCACAACTACATAAAAACAGAAATACTACAGGCTGACGATATAACAATAACGGATTACAACCAAAACAATCCAAATAGACACATTGAAACACCTGTTAGAGAGCCAGAAGGTTACGAGCCAGCATATAGGGAAGATTCTCTTCTGGCAAATGTTGACGTATCTTTAACCAGTAGATTTGACAATAAACTAAAAAAACATTGTTAATGAATGGATCAATTAATTGTATTCATTGCAAAAGCCTTTGTGATATCGACTTATTGCTATCAATTAATATATCGAGGTATGGACGCTTTTATAAGGATGCAATGGTTTGCCTTCATTTATGTAATACAACCTTGGAAGTATTACCCTCGAAACATTCAATTTAATAACATGAAGACAACTATATTAGAATACAGTAGTTACGGCCTAGTGATACTTTCTAATAGTGTAAACGATGGAAGCCCTGTTAATGATTTTTTACCTGAATTTATGAAGCTTAGTGAGGTTTTTGGTGACCTAGGTAGTATATTAGCTGTGTGGGGTAGCGTTTTGGTAATGGCTAGCGTAATTTATATGAACTATTGGACAACTAAGAAAACACAAAGTGAAATCGCGGCGAATGAACGAAAAAACATGATTGCCCCAATGACAAAAAAACTAGACGAATTAACTAAAATGATTAAAAAACATGAAAAAACAGATAAAAAAGGGGATAACGCAGATAGCTAGAGTAGTTGATAGCGCAATAATGGGAGGTATAGTCTTTAACATGAATGACGATACTGAAAATTACCCTAGAGGAACTATTGACATTAATAAATTGATACGCGATTTAATTATAACGGCTTTAATTATTTATGGTTATTCAGGCAAAGGCATGGAATTAATTTCTATATTCGCCAAATAACTAATAATTAAACTATGAAAAAACTACTTTTATTAGCCGTTTTGGCTCTCTCTGCGTGCAGCAAAGATAATGTTTGCAGTGTTTGCACCTTAACAACAGAAATAACATCAGATCATCCGTATTTAAGTTATTCCGATATAGGGGTTGAACAGTACAAAGAATCGGAAACAGAAAACGACTGTTCTTTGAGCGTTGAGGCTTACGAAATAAAAGCTAAGAGACTTGCAGAAAATGACGTGGACGGCTTGAATGCAATGAACCCATTAATGGACATTGACCCAGCAACAGGAGAACAGATAATTTACAATTTAGTAACTGAAATAATTTCTTTTGAATGTTCTTATGATTAATTATATTTGCTAGGCAATCGAAATTCTTTGGTTGCTTTGTAGTTTTAATTTGAGCCTCGGCGTTATTCGTCGGGGCTTTTTTTGTTTCTGTAATCCTTTCTAGTCAACAATCTTAAAAATAAATTAATATTTTCTTGTTTTACTGAATCCTTAATTTTATTATTGCTGTATAATTACCTACAAATTAAAACTTAAATAATGAAAGACTACAACATATTAGAGGACATGTACAAGGTTCAAGGCAGCATGTTAGACGCGATTCATGCCGAGGCTGAGTTAGATCATTTTAAAAATAAAATACTAGGAACTGCGATCAGCGACGAGCAAATGGATAAACTCGACAGGTTGGAGGAAGCCAAAGAAAAGGCTTACAAGAAAGTCCACCACGAATTAAAATTAGTAACACAGAAAGTAGAACGTAAAATTTAACCAATGAAAGTAACAAAAAGAGAGATAGAAATAATTAAATTGATAGCAGACGGCAAAACATCTAAAGGAGCTGGCGATAATTTAGGCATATCAAAAAGAACGGTTGAAGCGCACATGAATAACGTTAGAATGCGTAACGGGCTAAATAACATTAAGGAGGTAATTAAATTATCGTTACAGCATGGAGTATTAAACGTAAGAAAGGTGAAGGATTACAAATTGGTAAAGGGGCTGAGTAAATCGGAACGCAACAAGGTTGCAAAAGAGTACGCAATAAAAACGGGCAACCCTAATATTAAGCTAATAGAAAAAACTTTTAAGGCTGGTTATGATTACCATGCATCTCTTTAAAGTTAAGCGCAACGGTTTGGCTATGCACCGTATGAAGCATAGCGTAATATGGGGTATAGGTTGTGTTAGCACCTGTACGGATTAAATAGTAACAAATAAAAATATATAATTATGAAAACAGTAATAGGAATTTTGACAATATTAATTTTATTCCCGATTAGAATTTATTTAATGTGGTATTTATTAAAAGCAGTTGGGGCAACTGAATTACCAATGTTTATCTTTTGGGTGTCTGTACCTTTTGGATTGTTGATAGCAATACTTTCAGAGGTAGCTAAAAAGAATGTTTAGTATTGGTGCTAACG